TGATAGTACTACCTTAAAAGGTGTAGAAGAATTTCTTAGTTGTTCCATTGTCAATACTTATAAAAACAAGTAATGTGTTTAGTATATTTTTTAGACCTATATAACAATATTTTTGTTTGATTAAATATTTTAATGGCATGTGAAATACAACCGGTATCAGCTTTTCAGTCAACCAATTTAAACAACAAAATCGAATCATATAACGATCTGGCTGAACGCATACTTAGATCATTAGGCTACCCGTTCATAAACATTGAAATTCATCGGGATTCTCTATACGAAAATATTAGTATTGCTGTCGAATGGTTCACAAAGTATGCTGGATACACACAAGAATATCTGGTATTTGATAGTGATTTATATGAAAAGAATAAAGGTGTGAGATTAGACCATCTTTTCACTCTTCAAAATAGCGATACATTTACAGAACAAGTTCAATTTAAAACAGAGAGTAAAGATTTTTCTACATATGCTGATGAACCTGATACGATATCATTAGATACAACGTATGTATGTACAAGTGCAATACCTGGTTCTTATTTTACAAGTGTCTCATCATTATCATCACCACTTTCAGATGGTGTATTTGAGTATCAGCTTTTACTGACCGAAATTTACAACACAGTTGTTGAATCTAATTCAGCATTAGCTCAATACTTTGTAGCTCAAACACCAAAAGGGTTTACTATTAAAGGTACAAAGGAAGGTAACCGAAACAGATTCATGAATTCATTTGATTACGACTTGATGGATTATAGAAAGGTAATCGATGTAATTAACTTTGAAGAAGGTTCATCAAATGGTATTAACACTCTCTTTACTATTGAACAAACATTAGCACAGCAAACATACTTCAGTTATTCAATGGGTAATTACGGTTTCGACTTAGTAAGTTGGTATACAATGAAAGAGTGGATGGAAACTCGTGAGAAAATGCTTGCAATTAATCGTAGCTATACGTTCGATCCAAGAACACAATTGCTTAGAATGTATCCGCAACCACGAAACAGTGGTACATCTGCAAGTAGATTCTACGGAGTTATAAGCTGTTATGTTGAAAGACCTATCAGAGATGTTATAAAAGAGCAATGGGTGTATAACTATGCACTTGCTTTAACGAAGATGACTGTAGCAAGCGTACGAGGCAAGTATGGTAACATCACATTGTTTGGTGGTGGAACGTTAAACTCTACCGATCTAATGACACAAGGTCTTGACGAGAAGAAAGCGCTAGAACAGAATATCCAAGAAGGCGGGTATGGGGACGCAGCTCCACCTGTCTTTTTTGTGGGAGCTTGGGCAGCAGCATTAATACCAATATATAATATTATACACAATATTTATACAAGCGGTGCATTGAACACTATGTTAGGTTGATGCTTCACGACGTTGTTTTTTGTAGTTGTTTAAATAAATAACTATAATGAATAGACAAACAGAAAGTGATATAATAGACGCATATAAGATTCGAAAATGTGCATTAAGTGTGGCTAATGATTTTAGTATAGCTGAGGCAACAGTTTTGAAAATCATGCATAACCACGGTATTCCTGTTTATGGTAATAAAAAACGCGATCATTTAATTGAGGAAGCTATTCAGTATTATCAAGACTACCCTATTCTGTCAGCAACTTTAAATAAATATGGATTTTCAAAATCATATTTCATGAAGTTATTAGATGAGCGTGGTATCCCAGTCCAAAATCTGAATAGAAGCATTATTAAAAATGAAAAATACTATAAATTGTATACCGAATATGAAGCTGCGTTATCGATTTATAATCAACGATCTGTAATAGCTGATGTTGCAAAAGTTTACGATATACCAACATCTGGTGTAAGATCAGTTTTAAAATTACACGGAATCATATTACAGAAAAAACGGAAACAATCGTTAGTAAAAAGTAAAGCAAAAAAGGATATCATTATATGTGATTACAATAATGGTTTATCTATTGGTGAACTTAAAGTAAAATATGATGTAAGTGTGTACTATATAAGAAAAACACTCACCGATAATGGTGTTACGATTCGTAGTAAGAGACTTTCAATACAGATGAGAAATAAAGATGAGACAAATCTCCGTAATAAGTTGAACCGCAGTTATAGATCGAAAAAATACACTCTACCGAGCGGTAAGATCATATTTGTTCAAGGATATGAAGATCATTTTTTAGATTTCATTTTTTATAATAACATTTTAAATGAAACTGAAATAGAGTATGATGCTCCGAGAATACAGTATATTGCAGATAATAAAGAAAGATTTTATTATCCTGATTTTTTCATCCCGAAATTTAATTTACAGGTTGAAATAAAATCGTTATACACTTTCAAGCGCACTCGAGCAGAAAAATTCGATGCTGCAAAAAAATCACAATATGACTACATCGTTATAATAGATAAAGATTACACAGACTTCATTAACAAAATTTCGAACTAACCTTCGCTATATATTTTATCGTATGCTGTATTTGTTGCATCGATAAGATCTTGGATAGATTTGCTATTACGAAGCTGTTTAAATGCGAGATTTTCTACGCTAAACTCACCACCTGTAGCAAGACCACTCTTTCTCATCTTTTGAATACGATCTTTTATACGTTTACCATATTCATAGTATTCTTCATTTATAGGATCACCAAGAGGTGCGCTTTCAACTTTACTAACGAGTTGATCAATAAGTTTCTCATACTCACGAGCTTTTTTACTTACATCTCGTTCATCAACATGAGGAGGGTCATATGTTGGTTTAACTAACCATTTATCATTTAACAATGAGTAAAGACCTGAAGCAATATGCGGCTCGCTGTTGTCCTGTAAATAAACTTCAACTTCATACCCTTGAATCATTATGTTATGTCTACTATTCCATATAAAACGCTTACCATCTAATGCTTGTTTAACCAGACCTTCATCATCATTTATATCTTTAAAATCAAGAAGTATATGTAAATCGAAATCAGAATATTGTGTATAATTAAAATTTGATAATGAACCGGTCAATTGTATGTCGGTAAATTTTGCATCTAGCTCCAGAGAATCATAAAAATCTTTTGCTATTACAATAAGCTTTTCTCTAATGTTTGGTTTAATTGTGAACCCGTCCCATACCTTCGGGTTCAATTCTTCACTGTATTGAAAATAGTTCTCATAAAATTTACTAAACGACTGCATCTAAGTATTTATCTAAATAACATTAAAGATGAACTATAAACATAAGAAAAAGTATAAACAAGGTCCGTACATACCAAAAAATGGTAAAAAATATAATGGGGAAAATACACCGTTTTATAGATCAAGTTTTGAGTTAAAATTTTTCAGATGGTGTGATCATAACCCATTTGTTAAACAATGGAATAACGAGTGCTTTATTATACCGTATATAAGTCCTTTAGACAACAAAATGCACAAGTACTATGTTGATGGGTATATTCTATTTGAAGATAAGCAAGGGAAACTCGTCAAATTTTTAGTTGAAATCAAACCAAGTAGCCAGACCAAACCACCAACACCAAGTAAACGTAAAAAGAAAAGCACTATTATATATGAACAGTCTGAATGGTTGAGAAACCAAGCTAAATGGAAGTATGCTGATGAATGGTGTAAGAGAAATGGGTTTAAATTTGTAGTTCTTACAGAAAAAGAGTTAAATATTTGAAAGGGAACGATAAATAATTGTAATGAGTCATCATCTTATAGTAGAAAAATCCGCTCCTGAACAAGAATTCGAGTATATCGTTGAAGATAAAAACGGTAAAGACGAAAGAAACTTTTTCATCAAAGGTCCATACATGATGGCTGAAGGTGTTAATAAGAATAACAGAATCTATACACTTAACGAGATGGTAACTGAAATTGCTCGTTATAATAAGGAGATGGTTATGACTGGTCGCGCTTGTGGGGAACTGAACCACCCAACATCAGCAGAAGTTGATCTTGAAAGAGCATGTCACGTTGTAACAGAGCTTACACAAGAAGGTAATGTTTTCATTGGTAAGAGTAAAGTTCTCTCAACACCAAAAGGTCTCGTTGTTAGATCGCTTATTAATGATGGTGTTCGTGTTGGTATGAGTTCAAGAGCACTTGGGCAACTTATTCCAGAATCTGGTCAAGAAGGTATCAACCGTGTAAAGGATTTTAAACTTGTAGCAATCGATTGTGTAGCTGATCCATCCTTTTCAAATGCATTCGTTAATGGTATTCTTGAATCAAAGCAATACGTTCTAAACAAATATGGTCAATTTGAAGAAGCATATGATAAATTTGAGAATGGTTTAATTACACTACCGAAAAAGCACACAAAAGAGTATTTAACAGAAAATATTATTCAGTTTTTGAAAACACTTTAATATTTTTATCAGAAAAAACAATAACATACTATAAATAATTAAAAATGGCAACGACACAACAAAAGCAGATTATTGAGTTCATTAAAAACGTGAACGAGAAAAACTATCAAGCTGCAAGCAAAAATTTAAAAACGGTTGTTGATAGGAAAATAGCTCGTCAGATCATAAGTAATAATAAACGTAAATTATTTTAATCATGGGTAACAAAAAACAAGATATCAAAAAGACTTTAAGCGAAGCAACAGACGGTGCTCTCGATGAAAATGTACTTAACCAAATCGAAGAAGCATTTGAAGATCGTGTAAAAGATCGTGTTCAAATTCATGTCGAAAAAGCTCTTAACGAACAAGACGAACTTTATACAAAGAAGTTAAAGCAAGTTATTGAAGCTATTGATACTGATCATAGTAAGAAACTTAAGAATGTTGTTGAAGCTATCGACAAAGATAGAACAGCAAAACTTAAACTTGTTGTTTCTCGTTACGAAAAAGCAATCAACGAAGATGCAAAGCTTTTCAAAGGCGATCTTGTTGAATCAATTTCTGAATTTATCGATGTTTATATCGAAAATAAAATTCCATCAGCTGATATTCAAGAAGCTGTGAAGAATAAGAAAGCAGCTAAAATTTTAGAAGGTCTTAGACATCACCTTGCAGTTGATAGTGCTCTTGAAAAAGAAGCTATTAAAGAAGCTGTAAAAGATGGTCAAAAACAAATAAGTGAAGCTTCAAATGAGCTTGAGTCTGTTCGCAAAAAGAATGCGCAAATATTGAAAGAGAATGATGATCTTAAAAAGAGATTATTCTTGGAAGAGAGAGTTGCCAAACTTGATGAAAGAGCGAAAACATATGTGAAGAAGGCATTCGCAGATAAGGATTATAACTTTATCACAGAAAACTTCGACTATACTGTAAAGCTCTTTAAGAAAAAAGAAGTGGACAGACTTGAGGAGCTCAAAACAGAAGCTTTCAGTACTAAGGAAAAGGTAGATCGTGTGATCACTGAGAAGAAACAACCTGCTAAGCAAGAGTTAGTTTCTGAAAATACAGTGCCAGCAAGTTATCTATCAGAACTATCTAAGTACTAATAACCAATTTTCGCAAGAAGAAATATTTAGGTTATCCTGAGTTACCTAGAGTTATACACTAACTCTTTGGGGTCGAATAAAAGGAAAAAACGAAAAATTATGAATAGAATTAGTCCTACTCAAGCTTATATTAATGAATCAAGAGCGAAGTTACTTGTTGAGAAGTGGGGTCCTGTATTGGATTACACTTCAAAGAATGTAGCTCCGATCGAAGACGCACATACTCGCCTTAACACAGCTATGCTACTTGAAAACCAAGAAGCCTACTGCATTCAAGAAGCCGGTCCAGGTTACACACCTTCAGGTGTTGCTAACACAGCTGGATCTGGTGGTGCAGTTGGTAACAACTTTGGTTACGCAGGTAACGTTGGTGGTACCCCAGGTACTGACCAATATGCTGCAGGTGATGCACGTCTTCCAAAGATCTTGATTCCAATGATTCGCCGTACTTTTCCCGAACTTATAACTAACGAACTCGTCGGTGTTCAACCGATGGCAGGACCAGTAGGTCTTGCATTTGCTCTACGTTACCGCTACAGCGGTGAAACACTTGGTAATGGTATCGATAACAATCGTGCTACTGCTGGTAATTCACCAACAGGTCAAGCAGCTGCTCTCGCAGCGGCTGCAGAAAAAGAAGCTGGTTACCAATATCTTAACACAGGATATACAGGTACATCATCGTCTTACCTATCTGGTGCGACTATCGAAGGTCAAAGCATTGGTGCTACGAACGCACGCGATAACGGTGTTGCTGCATTGCTTAATCAGTTTGAAATCACTGGTAACATTCCTACAATGGAAGTTTCTTTTGAAAAGACAGCTGTTGAAGCAGGTACACGTCGTCTTGGCGCACGCTGGTCGGTAGAACTTGAACAAGACCTTATGAACATGAATGGTATCGATATCGATACTGAATTGACAAACGCTATGTCGTACGAAATTCAGGCCGAAATCGACCGTGAAATGCTTATGCGTATGATTCAAGTTGCTATTGAAGCCGGTGCAGGAAATGGATACTCTGTATGGAGTCCGGCATCTGCTGACGGTCGTTGGTTAGTTGAACGTAATCGTGACTTCTACCAGAAGCTTATCATCGAAGCAAATCGTATCGCAGTGAGAAATCGCCGTGGTGCTGCTAACTTCATCGTTGCTACTCCACGTGTTTGCGCTATCTTAGAAATGCTCCCTGAATTCCAGTGGGTAAATGTACAAGGTAGTGTTAATACACAACCAGTTGGTGTGGCAAAGATCGGTAATCTTGGTGGTCGTTTTAACGTATACCGTGACACTCGTACAGAAGGTGGCTATGTTGGAAACGACCTTAGCAACTCAAATTCAGGTGCTCCAGAATACGCGTTACTTGGCTACAAGGGTCCAGAGTTTTACGACACTGGTATCATTTACTGCCCATACATCCCTGTGATGGTTCAACGTACAATGGGTCCTAACGATTTTGCACCACGTGTTGGTATGCTTACTCGTTATGGAGTTGTTGACAATATCTTCGGGGCAAACCTCTACTACCACGTTGTGGTTGTTGCAGGTCTTGGTCAAGCGTTTACACCAGCTAGCGATAGCGTGTACTTCGGTTAAACCAAGTTTCGGAATCAATGAATTAAAATCAAGAGGTGACTCGAAAGGGTCACCTCTTTTATTGTCTATAACTTCAGACAGGAAAAGACCGCTACAAAAAGCAGCGGTCTTTGTTTGTAATTATTGCTTAGCTGTCTTTACATGAGATGTATTTACATCTCTGAGTTCACCACCAAATTCATCATACACTTCCTGACTAGAGCATCTGATCGGATTGATATCAATCCCGCCTCTCCGAGCGTATAAACACATCACTGACAATTCTTCTGGTTCGAATGTATCCCATAGTCTCTGATAGATGCATTCACAGATCTCTTCATGAAAGTGGCACTCATCTCTGAATGATACGATGTAGCGTAGTAGAGCTTCTTCATCGATCTTGCATTTACCTTTGTAATAGATAAAAACATCACCCCAGTCTGGTTGACTCGTTACACGACAATTGCTTTTGAGTAGTTCAGATCGATACCATTGTTCAATAGTCTCATCCAGAATTTCACCCTCGAGCAAGTCAGGGCTTTCTTCATAAACATCAACATCAGGAATGTTCCCTACTATATCTTCAAGACAAACAAATGTTTCTAATCCCCACTCGTCTGTCGGGCCGTTCATTTCACAACACTCACCTGCCATTAAAAATTTAACATTAACATCTGTTTCAAGCAATTCGCTCAAATCAACAGATACTTTATGTTCAAACGATGATATAGCTGTATGCCGGGTTTTACCGCTTTTCTGCATATTAAATGAGTTAAGATACAACTTAATACTCTTACTCTCAACAATATATTTGCTGCTACAAGGATAAACAATTTTGAGAACACCAGTTACTGGTAATCCTGAATCAAGAAGGAATGAACACTCATATGCATTCCATGTATCACTACCCACAAAAGGTAGATCATCATCTTTAATACCAAGGTATGTTCGGTTATTTTGTCTCGGCTCTCTTACAAGCAAGGTTGGATCGTATGTACTTTTATACTGCGATGTTTGTCCGAGGTGAACTGATATGTTTGAGTTATCCATTTTGTAATTTTGTTATTGTGTTATTTATTGTTTCCATTCGTTCATCAACTGAACCTTTGAGCCTTACTACATTTTCAAGCTCGAAATGATCAAATGCTTCTTCGAACATTTTAATTATACGACGTCTAAAGCTCTTATTAACAGACCTGACACCATCATCAACTAATGGTATATCAGGTTCGGTATAAAATATTACATCAACATTGGATGCATATGTGTTAACAAGTAGTTCTGCGTATGAAACAAGAGTTCTGAACTCTTTTGTTCGATTACGTTTTCTGCTTAGATGCATATATGTTGTATAAACGAGTCCATCTAAGATGCATCTATCCATCACAACGTTCTTTTCAGAACCAACAGTGTTATACCAGTTATTGATATGTTCGTTAAGTATCAGTATTTGTGTTTCAACATTACCTTGCTCATTGATATCAACACCATATTTATCCTTTATCTGACGAGTTATTTCAGGTACAAAGACCCAGTCTTTATACTTTTCATCACCCTGCATTGCATTTAACAATGTAGATTTCCCTGTCGATTGTGCGCCCGTAAAACTAATAACCATTTGCTATATTTCTGAATTCTTTAGTGTTATGATAGATGTGTTCCAATTCTGTATCCGACACTTCATGTTCAATCAAGTCAGCAAGTTTAATACTTGGTTTTTCTTGTAATCCGATTCCATGCACATATCGTAAACCATGAATACCAGCAACAACAGGGTTAGATGTATCAACAGATCTGATATTTTTAATATGATCATATTGTGCAAATTCCTTAGCTAAGCTACATCCAAGTAGATGAGTTGGTTTACGGTAATTCCAAACACCGTCTTTAATCAAATCGTTAATAAACTTTACCCGACCATTACACCAACGTTCAAGCTTTGTCTTACCGATTCCACTAGCAACGTAGTATGAATAGTCGAAACTAATTGCAATGTAGTCAGCATTTTCTGACATGTATTTATAGCAGTCTACTAATTCATCGTATGTCTTTCCTTGAACAACACCAATACTCAAACCAGGTAGTTCAGGATTTGCTTTCATGAACTTATCAAAACTGATCATCGATTCATATCCTTTTTCGAGAACATCTGGTACAATATAAAATGTTGGCTTAAGTTCATTAATAACTTCAGCATACTTAACAGGGTCAAATGACTCACCTAATTCAAAAATACTATTGTCTAAAAGGACTTCTCTCCCTTCAGCAAGACTATCTTTAAAGAACTGGTAATATTCAGGATATTGTTCGGTAAGATGTACTAGACAATATTCGTAATCGTTGTATGTTCTTGATTCGTTTAACATACAGAGCGGACTTTCGTGTGATATAAGCATATGGTTATTATAGTTTGTAAATCCTGTATGTCCAGTTAAATAATGATATACATGGCGTATAATATACCACAACCAGATAGTGTAACAGCTGAACTCAATAAAGCGATTCCGTCAAAAATTGAGAACTTAGATGTGGATGCTAAAACAACTATTGCTGAGAATACTATAACCGCAATTAAAGACCAAATCCGTAATACAATCAACTTTAGTATTGATACAATAGTAGATATAAAGCAAGGTGTTGTAAATGTATATGATAAAGTTACAGATTTTAATGTGGATGGCTTTGTTGGATCGATAACTCAGCAAGCTCAAGATACAATACAGAGTAAGCTTTCAAATTACACAAATGTTGCGTCGCAGATAAAAGATGTATCAACGAATATTACAAGTTCGTTACAATCAGAAATTGATTCATTCCAAGAACAAATACCTGAACAGGTCGAGTCAAGTTCGTTAATAAATAGTTCACTTAGAAAGCAAAGTGAAAAAATATCACAAATATCAAATGTTCGTGTACGTGATATAACAACAAACCCTGCTCTAAAAACAAGTTATGTTAATGATATCATGAATGATGTCGTGGACGAAAGTGTTAACGAAATTGTAAATAACGTAAGTCAAACGAATTTAGGGTCATCCCAACAACAACTCATTAACGATGTTGATACCACTATTTTAAACATCGATACAGGTACAGACCTTGCGTCGCAAAAATTATACGAATTGAATCAGATTATTTAAATGAAAGAATACAACAGCATATACACAGGTATAGTAGTACAAAATAACGACCCGGAAAAACGAGGACGCGTGAAAGTGTTTGTACCTCATATAGCTAGTGCTGTCTATACAGACTGGGTGAAGGATAACACAAACAAAAAATTTAAATTCACTGGTTTGAATATTGATAGTGATTTAACACCAATATTAAACACACTGAAACAAATTTTACCATGGAGTGAAACATGTATGCCGCTTACAAGTGAAAATGCAAGTGCGCGATTTAATAATCGTAGTTTATATGGTAGCATTTCCGATTCAAATACCCAAACAAATTTTAAATCTGCGTCTGGTGAACCAGTAGGTCAAGCACCTGGTGAAGTTTATGAAAAAAGTTTTAACAGACCGAAAGATGCGTTTGCTAATGATGAAAGAGTAAATAACAAAAACCCATACAGTTATATGTATAAACCATCTACATACTCTAATAGAGCAAAAGGTGCGTTTGGTATACCTGCTGTAGGTGCACACGTTTTTGTATTCTTCAGAGAAGGTGATCCGCAATTTCCTGTTATAATGGGAGCATCGTTTGGTAAAAGTGATTGGGCTGGTGTCTATGATGATATTGATTACCCTGGCAAGTTTGAAAATTATGGTAGTGGTATTACTGAGCCAGATCATAATGTCGAAACATACCGAAACAAATATTTGATAAATCAAAAAGGTGGAGCATTTGAAATATGTAATACTGATCTCAAGGAGAGTGTAAAGCTTACACAAAGTAGTGGTTCATTCAATGAAATGAATAACCATACAAGTACAGAATTTGCATCAAATAACAAACAATCACTTATTCAAAACGATAGTTATTCTACAGTACAAGGATTCAGAAACGAATTTACAGGTAAGAATCTTGACGAAATTGTACAGAGAGACAAGTATACCAAAGTTGGTAATCTAAATGCTGAATATTTTGAACAGTGGAGAGATATTGTTTCAGGTATTCAAGACAACAAACAGTTGTTTGAAATCAGACGAGCAGTAGATAATTCTGTTAAAGATGGGAGCGGTAACGTTATTCTTAAACGCAATAGTGTACAGCAAACTAGATCAGGTACTTTTGCAGATTTTAATGTGTTGAGTGATGTATATTTAAGTCTAAATTTAAACAATTCACTTAGTGTACCAGCTGTACAGATAAGAAACAATACAGTAAAGGATGATGTTGATCTTGTTGATGCTGTTGATTCAATAGGTAATGCAGCAAATGCATCTATAACAGGTGATTGGGAGACACAATCTGGGTTATTATTAAACAGCGGGCTTAGTCCTTCAACACAAGACGGTGCTTGGGAAGTTGAAACTAAAAAAGATGAATTAACAGCTATTATAAATAGTAAGATCGTCGAACTTGCAGAAATTGAACGTAAAATGGGTATTGGCGGGAGTGAAATTATCGAAATTACAAAGCATAAGATGGAAACAATCGGGATGCTCATGAACGATTTTGGTAGTATTCGACTTGACAATATTGGTAAATTAACACCTAATGAAGTCCTTGTTGATGATAGCGTTGTATATCAAAGTAGAGCTGCATCACCTCTTGTAGAGTATGTACATGTTCAAGATATGCCTGGTGGTAATTACACTTTAAATGTTTGCAACCGTTATAACGTAATGGTCGGAGCTGGTGGTTTGAACCTCAAATCATACGGACCAACTAATATTACTGGTACGATTACGAATATAGCTGGGGAACAAGTCAATATCGGTTCTGAAAATGAAGTGAATATTGATGCTAATACCGTAAACATATCTGGTGAGATTCTGAGATTACGTTCAAAACGCCAGCGTCAAATCTTAGTTGAAAATAATCTCGGAGTTGGTGGTAATGTTGTCGTCGGTGGTGGTATAATGATCGAGGGGGAAACATATCTACAACATGTTACTGCTCCGCTTGAATGGCAGCGAACTAATATAACTCAGTTATTCGGTGAATTGGTAGGTGGTGTTTCATTTACAGCAACACTAGGAAGCGACTTTACATTAGATAATGACGGTGCAGTAAAACCATCAACAGGTACAATCACTGTTGTCACAAGTGAACCAAATCTTGTACAAGCATACGAACATGCTCATATTTTTCCTAATCTACCACTTGATCTTAAAGCGACAAATGCTGAGGTTCGTACTGATGCTAAAGAACTTAATCTCAGTGCTAGATCAACAGCTGATCCAGTAGTTAATGAGTACAAAGGTTAATCTAAATCATCTTTAATTGATTTGAACCAATCAGCTCTGTACCGACGAATCCAGATTAGAACAGCTTTATTATTACCAATATTTTGACCTACTTTTTCAGACTCAATCCACTTTAGCTTCTCTATTTCCTCTTTTTCGAGTAGGTAAAGCTTATACAGAATACTCTTTGTGAAGTCCGACACTATGTCTATATTTAGTGTTCGTACAGTACAGGTTTTCATATTAATGATAAATCAGAATTTATGGTAAAATTTAGCTATAAGCTGATCAAGTTCATGCTCTGAAAGTACTCCGTCTTCTTGTGCTAAAACTACATTATTCATTTCAATAATAGTGGTTGGATAGATTTAATACCGTATTCCTGAGCTTGTTTAATATTTTCTTGCTTTTCGATATCTACAGTCTCAAATTCGATGTCTGGATATTTTGTTTTTTACTTTTTCAAAAATTGGACTGTATGCTTTACAAGGTCCGCACCAACTGGCGCTGTATTTTTTAATTACCATATACAGTTATTTAGTTCAAATCCCTGTAGCTTCAATGAGCCGATAGTTTACTTTACTCGGTGACTCTCTATAATATGGTGAAACAACCACTTTTGGTTTGCCATACCTATATGCTGTTATAATAAACACTTCATCCCCAGTTGAGATTTCAGGTTGATCTTTTTGAATGATAGTAACAAGCTCATGGTGATAAAGTGGTCTCGAACCCTGTTGTGTCACTTTGATTACCAATTCTTGGCTTCTAATTTTCGGACCGATGATTGTATCAGCATGCACTGTTCGCTCCTGAATGATAACACCTGTGTACGTTCGGTTCATCTGTAATGCACCGCTGTATGAGTATGTATTGGAATTAAGAATATCATCAGTTGTCAAGCAACCGGTTGTGTATAGTATAGCAAATGCTATTAGAAGTGCTGGCATTAGATTTCCCATATTCAGATTATACTGTAGTTCCTGACATGGAAAAGCTCACCGCCGCTAAACGATGAGCTTAATAAATTCCCGAGGCTGAGATTATACCTTTTTCAGTAACACTTTCGTTTCCGTACCCTATATCGGTTAAAAACTTATCCACTACTTTTTAAATAGTATGTTACAATAGTCGCTTTTTTAAAGTAGTAGCATTTCTACTATGGTACGTTATATACTCAGCATATTTTCATCAGAAGTGAGGAGCTTACTCTCAAAACTTGATTACTTGTATCGCTAAACTTGATCCCCTTGCGAGTTCACAAGCACTATATTCACTTTCGTGTATAGTATTAGACTATTTTCTACAACGTAAGGACATGGCTTTTGCTTTTTCGTGTTAATGAAAAGGAGGACTTGAACCTTCAACATATTGTTCTATATACAATTGATCTACCATTGATCTATATTCTTTGTGTCTTATAGAGCGTGCATGTCCTGTCGCTTCGCGGTCTTTTGAACTACGAAATACAACACGCTCCGATCTCCTCTTCTAGCGGAAGTTTGGAGGCTACTTCACGAACTCTCGCCCGTTTGTAATGATAATCAGCCATCGTCTGCTAAACTCTGACACGATATCTACCGTTTATTCTAAGGAAGTACTGAGTTAGTATTTATTCTAAGGAAGTACTGAGTTAGTATGGTCACAGGAAACTACTAATTTCCGTATACCTTCACCGTTGGCCTAGGTACACTTATAACCCTCAATATGTTCTTTCACACCAGAATGGACTGATGCTCATCAACTTTCGCCAATGAGAACTTTGGAATGAATGGATGACTATTTGCATAGCGCATATATTAAGACCTATATGCTTTCAACACCTTACGATGCTTTATCTAGTGACGCCAAACCGCCATCTATTAAACTGTTAAAGAACTAAAATTACTCTCTTATTATAACACTGTTCCTTTTGATGTCAACCAATTTAGAAAATAATTATAATCGAATTAATAATATAACCCTATTATAACAACGTTTCCTCTGGTATCAACCATTTTTTGAAACAAATATTAAACTTTAAAAGAACTTCCTCTATTATACTATAGTTCCTTTTCAAGTATACTACTTAATAATAAAGAATTTCAACTATTATAACTGGGTTCCTTTTCCAAAACCCGGTAATGTAAAAAAAGTAAGATTTATATTTGTAAATGGAGCTTACGATCGGGCTCGAACCGACAACCACCTCCTTACGAGTGAGGTGCACTACCAAAATTGTGCTACGTAAGCATTAAATGGAGCCCGGACGGAGAATTGAACTCCGATCCCTCCCATACCAAGGGAATGTAATTATCCATTATACTATCCGGGCATATATTCTTGTAAATTATGTTTCCGTGCTAAAACAATAGCATTTGTATTGCTAAGAACAACCCAAAGAAAATAATCAACACGTTCACACATTGTACATGCTCCGATATCAAATTCATCACCATGACAGTGTCTAAATATCCAAAGCAGTTTAGGATCATCTCCGAATTTGTTCAGAAATTCTTGAGCAGTCATATTACATGATTGTCTTGCATAACTTTCTCGTATGTCAAGTTTATCGACAAGAACTCTATCAGCTATAGTCAGAGCTTCTTCGACAATCATTCTCGGATTATCATGTTCATTAATTTTGAATTGCATAATTTTTTGTTTAAATGGTGCAGCAGGCGAGATTTGAACTCGCAATTATTCTTCCTTGGCAAGGAAGTGCCATACCGTTAGGCGACTGCTGCATAAAGTGGTTATATTCTACCTTTTGAAAGTAGTTTTATTCTTACATCATCTGGTAGTAATAAAAAACTTTTATTTCCATCGTTATACCACGAACGTGTTTTTTTAGGGTCTCGTTTGTCGTTTTTTTCTTTCCATGCTTGAGTTGTTATCCAACCTTTAGGTATTTCAGTATATTTGAATTTTTTACGGTTATGTTTAGTATTGGTTTGTGATGTTTCTTTAATACACCATACTGTACCATATTGTGAATTTTTTGAACCTTTGTGTGATTTTGACATTCTTTCACGTTGCTCAGCTGAATATTCATGTTTGAAATTTGTTTTTTTGCGTGTAATAGCAGATTTTTTACTTCTCAGCGATCTTTCATGTTTTGTTAACTTACAAATACCTTCTTTATACCCCCTTTTACCTATTTCTGAATAAAAAGCAGATGTTCTATCTTTATTAACATGATCCCATCCACCATATCCACCTACACGCATATTATAACATTGACTATCTGAAACTGTTAAACTGTTTACTAACTGCTTTTCTTTATCAGCAATAAAGTCTCTATCTAATGATTCATAAAGTATTTCTTTTGAAAATGAATCAATACCATATTTTTTAATAGCTCTTTTAATATTTTTACCAGATCCGAAATAATTATCTTGATCAGGTTTTATACCTTTTGGACATTTTCTCATCCCGATATAATATTTACCGTTTATACGATTTATAATTTTATATACATAGTTCATGTATATATTTATACTAAAACCTGGAGGTGGCGAGATTCGAACTCGCGTCTTTCATGTTTGTCATCCTAATCGTTCACAAGCTTAGCTATTTTCTTCGTAAATAGCAATCTACTCCCGTGTTTGGACTATCGGGTGTCCTACGAATTTCTTTTAGCTCGCAAACCAATCATCATTTCTTTAACCTGTAATGATCAGGTGCCTGATAGTCGACCCCTACTCCTAGATATCAGGTATCTCTAGTTTTGAGGGGCTACAATTACGCAGCCATTAATTGATTTTCGCCAATTAGTAATTTGATATTGTTAAGGAGGATATCACTCCTGCTTGCATAGGGTAGACAATGTCATCAAATCGATTCCTGGTCACCCCCGTAAAATTGTTGAAAGAATACACTGTGGACTTACTCACCAGTGCAGCTTGTGGCCGTGGTAGGCTGGCTCCTTACGATTTCCAACACCCCTATCCTTTCGGCAGGTGAATACGACTCTACTCCCTCTATAGCTTATCCTCTCAAAAATGGTTGGTGGGGTCGGGATTGAACCGACCAACTCTGACTTATGAGATCTGAGCGCGCACCATGCACCCCACCAATAAAATAATGCTGCAGGATAGAATCTTGTCTATCACAAAG